CCATCATCTCGCACGGGTGCAAGTGCTCCATCACCTCCGGGGTCAATCCATAGATAGGAATTCCGACCACTTCTTTGCGCGTCAGGTGGCTGTAGGGATAATCGGGCACGCTCAGGACCACGCCGGTGGAAATCCGATCGTAGATCGGTTTCCTTACCGGGCTCCCGTCCACCAGATCGAGTATCCATTCGCAGCAATCTCCAGTGTGCAGGCATTGCTGGATGTTGAAGGTGGGCCACCCTGGCCGCATTGTAAACTCCAGCGGCCAGGGCGTGCCCTTGTCATCGAGGATGCAGTTGACGTCCACATACCCAGTATGACCCGTGCGGCGGATGTCATCGGTAAGAGGTGCCAAGACTGCGTCGGCAAGCTTCGATGAGCGCACGTACCTTAGCACGGTTCCTTGTTCCCCGGTCGCGCAGCCCAGGTTGCCAGTACATAATTTTTTGAACTCCCAGTTCTCGCACCAGCCCGGAGCCCAGCCCTCGGGGCCGAACCAGCCGCCGACGGCCATCTCGATGCCTTCGACCTTCTCCTGTAGGATGAATGGTCCCTTGAGCTTGCTGTTCTTCTTCCAGCGCTCAAGCATGTAAATCAGATCGGTGGGACTTTGCGCGACGTAGCTCAGTGCCTTGTCAGCGTCCCCGGAAGGCTTCGAGACGAATGCCCGGTCATTACGCTTTACATGTCGGATGGCGTCGTCGTAATTGTTGAACTCGCGATAAGCCGGGACCTCTATTCCATTCTCCTGCAGCATCTCCATGCCGATGGTGCGGTCCAGCTCCCAATCGGCGCTTTCTACTGTAGCCCCGCAGACGGCCACGCCTTCGCGGCGAGCCGCAGCCATATTATGAAGATAGGTTGTGTTATCTGTGAGAAATATCAGATCTGCCCACCCGACGCTGGGGGCGAACTCCTGTATGCGCTGGACCAGCCCTTCGCCGATCCACTTGTTTTTCTCATCCGGGGGATAGAACCAACGCACTGAGTGCCCGTCGCGCTGGGCGCGCATGACGAAATCGAGGCCATGAGCGTGCTTACTGTCGAGGACCAGAAGCTTCATCTTGGGGTTCGTCAGCCAGATCCGCGGGGATCCTGGTTCCAAACAATTGTCTTAGAAAATGGTCATCTGACAGTTTTTTATTGGCTTGCCCACTTGCGAGCGATGTCTTCGAGTCGCGCTCTGTTGACTTCCTGTCGTTTGTACCATGGGGCATTGCCTGCCTCCGTCACCTTGAAGTTTCGTGGTACCACTCCTGCCGCTGGTTTCTTGATTTCCTCAAGGAACGCGCGAAAGGATGGAATGCTGAAATTATACTTCTTTCCCGAGGGAGTTGGATAGCTAAAATATGGGGTGCCACTACGATCGCGACCATATTTGGCACCATACTGGTAAGAGCCGTACTCCCCTTCCTTGGCGGTGACCTTCGCTATCTTCCCGGGGTCCATGACCGCTTCCAGCGTGCCGTGCGAGGCCTCCTGCTGCGAGTGCGCGACCCAGCTCTCCCAGTGATACCGCCCGATGCTGGCGTCCTGCGGACGTCCTGCCCTGGTGTAAATATCCTTGATCCTCTTCCCCAAGGCACGCTCGATCGCCTCGTACTGCAGCAGCCCGCGCGCACCAGAGGTTATGGTGGACATCGGCGTGCCAGTGATGACGTTGCCTTCCGCGTTCTTCATCCCATCGTAAATGTTACGTCCGGCAAAACGCCCATCATCCCACAGCTGCCGCATCTGCACGCGATCGAGCACCATGACGTCAGGGTGCCCCGCCACCAGCAGGGTGAAAGACATGACCTTGTTGTCGATGCCTACGCCTTCGCTGATCTTGGAAAACTCCCGGCGGATCTGTTGACCGGTCTTGCTCGGATCTGACAACAGATCGTGCATGCGCTGCAGATGCGTTTTTCCATCCGCGCCGCGCTCTCCCATCTTCAACAAAAAATTGGCACCAAAAGCGTTCAAGTTAAGCTGCGCGCCTGCACCGGGCTGACCCGATCCCTTTGGCGCCACGTCGGCCATTGCCTGCTTGAACGCGGGGACGTCCGCAGCAGTGAATTTTCCCTCGACTGCTTTTTGTATCCAGGGATCAACCCTGCTGAAGGCATCAATAAACAAGCTTTCCTGCGTATAAGGCGATACGCCACGAGACAGGAACGACCACAGGAACAGCTTGCCAGTCTGCGCCGGGCTCACCCGTCCAGCCTCGTAGTCTGCACGGGTCTTGCGCGCATTGGCAAATCCGTGGTCCGCATCTTTGATCTGCCCCGGTGTCAGGCTCTTGATCTTCTCTACTGCGCCCGCACCATTGATGTCACGGATGAAGGCGTAAGGCGGGACCGGCACCTCATCGCTCCCGAGAGCGTGCGCCATCATCTGCGACCATGCTTCCGGTGAGGTCTCAGGCGCGGGATGTTTGCTCAGAACTGTATCGATTGCTTCCAGCTGCTTGGGCGCATTGGCGTTGGTCGTGGTCTGCGTGAATAGTGGTTTTTCCGGCAGCTGCTCTGAACTGACACCAACCTTCACACGCAGATCGGGCACCAGCCCGTGCTTGTTCTCTGCTGCTACGTTGACCCCTGGCTGCAAGAGGCGACCACCCCCGACCCCCGCCGTACCTGGGCCGGCGAACGGCATGCGCCCCATCACCGTCTTCGCCATCTCCAGGGTTTCTCCCGGCTTGAACCGGTCCGGGTCACCCTCGGCAGCACCCCAGGCGCTCTCGCGCGCCCGCGGCCCCATCGTCCGCAGCTGGTCCCACATGCCGGCCAGGACGAACTCGGGGAGCGTCTTCCCGCCATGTTTGGGTGCATCACTGGGGCCATAGGCAGGGGCGCCGCCAAGGCCCGGGGATTGGCCGGGGAGGTTGAGTGGGGTTTCGCCGGTCATCTCCGGTGCCGTTCCAGGCGGCGCCGCGCCGGGCCGAGGCTGCGCCTGTCCCACGTCCATGCCCCCGTAGGGGCTCTTCACCGCCGTGCTGCGGGCGCCCAGGATGCGCGAGGCAGCCAGCATGGTGCTGCTGTCCGCGTCCCCCCGTGCCGCCTTGCGCAAGGTCTTGACGTCGTCGTTGGCCAGCTCCTTCTTCGCCTCGGGGTTACGAAGCAGTTCAGCAGCGCCAGCAATGATGGGGGCGCGCGCCCCCGGCAAGGCACCCAGGCCGCGCTCGGCAGCGCCCAGGCCGTACATGGCCGTGCCCATCGCACTAGGCGAGGCCGCCGTGGCAGCAGCTGCCGTCCCTGCTCTTCCCCCGAGCAGGCCACCAGCAATGAGGGCCTGGGGAGAGGCGCCTGCACTGCCCAGCCTCTGCCCCGCCTGCCCGTAGGGGGCGAGCTTGGCCTGCTCCGCCTCGCGCTGCGCTGCCAGCGCCTTCTGAGCTTCCTGCGCCTTTGCCACCCCGATCTTAGGCTCGATATCGAGCCCTGCCGGCAACGGATCGTCGAACGGAGCCACAGGCTTGGCCTCGGACGTCAGCGGCCTGCCGGCCGCGCCGGCCTTGTATTCGGCCGCCTCGGCGCCGCCCTTGAGCCCCGCCTCGCCGGCCAGACGCAGGTCCGCTGCCGACGTTTGCGCAGTCACGGAGCCTATGGTGGGGAGCACCTTGCGCCCGGCCTGGGCCGCGAGCGTGCCGGCCTTGCCAGCGGCTGCAGCCCCGCCCGTCAGCGGGATCGAGACTTCGTTGAGAAAGCCGATCGGGTTGGTCTCGAAATGCTTGCGTGCCCGTTCGGTGTCGCCCCAGTTCGCACTGAACTCATCGGCAACGGCAGAAGGAATATTCTTCCACCATTCCGGGTCCTTCAGCTTGCCGTAGGTCTCGAAGTTCGTGAGCGTGTTCCAGAGCCCCTTGCCGGTGTCCCAGAGCATGCCCGCCATCTTGCCGGGGGTGGCAGGGAAATCCTTGGCCGCCTGCGTCGCAGCCCGCCCGAAGCTTCCCACGTCGCGGCTCAGTTGCGTCGTTTCCTCGGCGTGCGGGTCCCAACCATACAATTCAACATCGCCGCCAGGAGATTGGCTCTGCAGCATGCCCCAGGCCTGCTCCTGGGTCGCACCTTCAGGCCCGGTGACAGTGAAGGTCTTTCCGCGCGGCGAGGTGAACTCGAAATCAGGCATCTTATTTTATTTTCACCGACCAGCCTGGAGGCAAGCCGCCTCCGCCTCCACCAGCTGCGGGAGCAGCCCCTGCGGGGGCAGCCGCATCATCTCCGGTGCCCGACAATACCGGATCGTCGGCGATCCCCGTCAGCGGCTCCAGATTGCGGCCTTTGATACCGTACTGCTCTTCCAGTTGCTGGTACTGTTTGTTCCAAGTATCCAGCTGCTTCTTGTACGCCGCTGATTTGGTCTTGGCGTCATATTGGAACGTTCTTTTCAGTGTTTCCAATTCTGCCGGCGTTGCCACTCCGTTGATTACCTTCTCCATCTCCTTTTGCGTGTTTACGGAAAGCGCTGCATTACCCGTGGGACTGTGCAAGAGCCTTCCCAATTCGGATCGCAGGGTCTCCGCCTGCGCGTTGTACGCGGTTACTGCCGGATCACTGAGCTTACCCCTTGCATAGGCCGCCCAGTCTCTCAGGGGTCTGTATTGCGTGAGGTTCAACGGCTTGGACAGCTCTATCAGCTTGTCCAGATGCTTGGTCATGGTATCTTCCAGCACCCCGACATTGGCAGATCTGTTCATGAGTTCAGTAGTATTTTTCCTGATCCCTCCATAGCGCGGATCATTTTTCATCTGTGTCAGCTGGAATTGATCCTGCCTTCTCTGCTCTCCTGCTATTCTTACATCTTCCGATGCTTGTCGATGCCGCTCCTGCAAGTCCTGCTGATGCAGCGTGTGCTCCTTCAGGAACCGGTTGAACTGCTGCTGCTCCTGCTCGTTCACCAGCTTGAGCAGCTTCTGCATGGCACCAAATTTGACGCCCGAAGATGCGTTGGGCATGACCTGATCGATGCGGCGCGCGGCCTGACCGATGGTGAGAGGGCCGTAGCCCTTGTCGCGCGCCTGGGCGAGGTCCTGCGGGCTGATCTTGCCAATATCTTGCTTCTGGGCCTCAAGCTGGGCCAGCACGGGTGAGGACGGCTCCTGCTGCGGCTGCGGCCCGCCGGGGCCGCGCGCGGTGGCGCCGCCGGGTCCCTGGTAGCCTACCGAGCGCGCCCAGGGCATGGTGCCGCCCTCGATGCCGGCACCCTCGCCAGTGCGATAGCCACCGGCAAATGCCGTCTGCGGCCCGCCGGCATAACCGACCTGCCGCCCGGTGCGCGGGTCCATGGAGGCATTGCCGGTGCCGTAGCCCGCCACGTTCGCCGGGCTGACCGGGTCGAAGGTGGCCGGCGTCAGCTGCTGCCCCATGTTGGCTCCGGCCATGGCCCGGGTGCTCGACCCAGGATAGTAGTTGGGGTCGGTCAGGACCGCCTTCAGCGGCACATTGAGGGCACGCGCGCGGTTCAGGAACGTCTCGCCGGTCTGCTGCCGCTTGACCGGATCGTCGCCGGCCTCGGCCGTCAGCCGGGTGTAGAACAGCCGCGCCGTCTGCGGGTCCTGCAGCTCGTCCTGCTGCTGCTGGCGCCCCGCCCCGAGCAGGCTGGGATTGGGCTGATTAGCCTGCATCGAAGCATTGGCCACGTTGCCCACCGGCTGGAACTGAGTGGGTATGACGGGATAGGCGCCGACCATGGTACTCGGATCGTTCCCGGGTGTAGGACCGGCCCCTCCAGGCGCAGCAGAAGCCCCAGGAGCGGTTTGCGGGGCCTGCTGGCCTCCGGCACCGGACGGGTAGGTATAGTCTGCCCCCAGCCCGCCTACGCCGCCCAGGGTGGCCGCCTTGAACGCAGCCTCGTCCTCCTGCCGCTTGCGCAGCTTCTCCTGCAGCTCGAACATGCTGGTGACACCCTCGCCGAAGCCGCCGCCGAACGAGCCGAGGGCACCAAGCGCGCCGAGCATTTACGTCCATCCGAACAGGCTCTTGGCCCCGGACAGGCCGCCCAGGCCAAGAAAGCCGCCGGCGAGCTTGCCCAGGCCGCCGAAGATCGAGGATTGCTGATTGAACTGCGCCTGCTGTGCCGCGAGCTGGTCCTGAAACATCTGCTGCTGCGCCTGATTGTATTGCTGCATCTGCAGATTAGGATCGGCAAACATCGCTTGTTGTGCTTGATTAAATGCCTGCCCCTGCCCCTGGAGGCCGGCACCGTAGGCGCCCAGGTTGGCTGCATTGGCTGCCTGCTGCAGCTGCCCGGTGCTCATCAGATACTGCAGGTATTGCTGGTTCATGTTCTGCTGCTGGCCAGCAGCACCGGCTCCCATTGCGCCGAGCGCGTTGATGTTGCTCAGGCCTTGGTTGCCGATCGTCTGCTGCGCCTGCCAGGGCAGGGCGGTCGACTGTCCAAACAGGTTTGCCGCACCGGATTGCAATCCGCTGCCTTGACCGAATGCTGCCCCCGCCGCGTTCAGGCCAGTGGCCTGACGATTGAGAAGATTGGATTGCCAGCCGAGCAAGGCCTGATTGTTGGCGGCATCCTCGGCGGAGACCCCGATCGGCGAGGTGCCCAGACCCGCCGCAGCATTGTTGGCGCGCGACATCTGGTCGGTCTGCTGCATGTACTGCTGGAACTGCTGGTTCAACGGGTCAAAGGCAGTATTGAGGATCTGTCCACCTCCGCCATAGAGCTGCCCGCCGGCACCGTAGGCGCCCTGCGCCGCGCCCATGCCCATGTTGGCCGCTCCATAGGCACCGCGCTGCATGAAACCAGCCTCGGGTCCGCTCATCATGCCGCCGACGAGGTTCTGCGCCCAGGGCAGGTTGGCGCCATACTGGTTGTAGCCGCCCAGCTGGCCGATGCCGCCGTAGGCGCCACTCTGGGCGCCGCTCATCATGCTCGGGTCGGGCTGAAAGCTCGTGGGCGGAGTTAAGTTCGGATACGGCTGCGGCGCCCCCATGTAGCCGGTAGGCGGCGTGCCGCTCGGGAAGCCGAACTGGGGAGCGTTGGGAACGTCACCGGCAAAGAGAGCCATCAGTGTAACGCCCTTCCCAGCCCCGCGAACAGCTCGGAGGCTATCCAGAACGCGAAAACGAACGCGAAGACCAGCAACACCAGCCCCAGGTTGGCCACGTCAGGCGCTCCGCGGCCCCGGCGCGCTCACGCTGGGGACGTAGTTCGCGCTGGGCCGATCGGCCACGTCGACCGACGGTCCGCTGGGGTGCGGCTCGACCGCAGACGGGCTCGTCGTATGCATGCCCTTCTGGTGCAACGTAGGCTCGTGCTTGCCGACGTGACCGGACGGCGAGTGCGTGTGCATCTTATGCTTGTGCATGGTAGTTCTCCTTTCAATATTTGATCATCTTGTTGATGATCATCAATGGCGGCAGCGACGCCGTGAGTGCCGTTTGCGCGCCGGTGCGAGGGACAATGATGCCGTTGACCGTGCCGCTGATCACCGTGCCTGATACATTAGCATTACTGGAGTTGACCGAGATGGCGGTGCCAGAATTGGTCCCGGTCGTAGTCGCAGGAACAGATTGTAACCCAGCCAATGCCGGACTGGTTGAGTAGACCGGACCACCACCTACCTGCACAGCAGTGAAATTGTGGGTATGGTTATCGGTGACACCGTGGCTGTGACCGCTGTCAGAGACAGACAGTCCTGTGTTGGCCAACCCAAGCGTACTGCCACCCTGCACCGTAATGTTGGGCAGATTGGCCGCCGTGAGCATGCTGCCGCTGCCGACAGCCCCGCATAAAGTGCCCACGACCGAGCCGGCGCAGGAGGGGGGGACGAGGATGTTGGCGGGTCCCACCCCCATGTTGTCACGGCCAGCGAGCATGCGGCCACGACCATCGGGCAGGGCAAAGTGTGCGGGGTCGCAGGCGCCGAGAGTATCGAACCCGGCGCCGATGAGATTGAACAGATCGGTGAGCACGCCCACCCGCGGCTGGCAGGAACCGTCGGCAAACGCCCACCCGAGTGGCGGTGTTGACCCGGCATAGTCCACGATCTGGCCGACCAGATATGGCCCGGCCAGGAGCTGGTACTGCACCCCGTCGTAGATCATGGTGATGCGCTGGCCCGATACCAGCTCGCCGCCGACCAGGGGCGAGATCCCGACCTGAGTGCGGCGGTAGAGGTGGATGGGGGGCGCGCTGCCCACGGTGACATCGACCGGGCCACTGTTGGTTGAGTTCACGCCGAAATTGACCATGTAGCCCGCCTGGGGCGAGAACACCGACGGCGTCACCGGATTGACGATGAGGCTGCTCGAAGAGCCGGTGGCGACGCCACCGAAAAACAGGGGCGTGCCGCCGTTCGAGGGCGGGAGCGGCGTCAGCAGGCCATTCAGGGTCGTGATGTCACTGTTTGTCCCGGCCGCGGCAGCTGCTGCGAGGCAGTTATAGATGGCCTGGAAATTGGCCATGACTTGCGTCGCGTCTGCTGGTGTCCCGTTCTGCAGGTTGAAGGCCGGCCCGCAGGGCACCCCGGCAGCACAAAGTTTGGTCGCTGATATCAGCGCTAAAATAGCCAACCAAAGTTTCCTCATGCTGCGATCCCCTGCTGCAAGTAACCGAGCCCCTCGTAGCGCATGTGCAGGGTGCCAACGCGCAACTGCGAGCTGGACACCCCGGTGAGTGCCAGCTGGAGGCGCCGGAAAACGACCGGCTTGGGCCAGGGCACCGCCTGTGGGAACAGGCTCGCCAGGGCACCGCCCCAGAGCGATTGCCCCCAGGTGAATTGCCCCCAGAACACCGGCAAGCTCGGGTTGATCAGATTAGCCGACTGCAGCACCGACATATTCTGGTTGAGCGCCTGCACGAGGTAGGTACCCGCAGACCCCGACGACATTGCCATGTACAATGTGGTCTCCAGCAGGGCATTCTCGGACATCTGATCGGTATCCGGCAGCATGCTGGTCACCCAGCTGAAGTTCATCTGCAATCCGTTCTCGATGTACGTGGAGCTGGACGACTGCAAATAGTCGCTCCGCCAGATGGCGCCGTTGGCGGCATGGGCAGCCATGATGAAGGTCTGACCATACGCTTTGATCACAGTAGACGCGAACGTGTGCGGTCCCGACCAGATGCCGCCGCGGGCAAAGTCGAACCAGTACTCGACAAAGGGGGAATTGAGCAGGCTGCCGTCCTGCACGCTCACGCGATAGAGCACGCCGTTGGCCGCAGCCGCGACGCGCGAAGGGATGACGGCATTCAAAAAGGGCAATACTTTGCCGTCACCATCGATGCCAATTGGGTCAGAAACATTTGCCTGAAAGTCGATCAGGCGCAGGCCGTCGGGGGCGACGAACATCAGCCCCTTGGGCGTGGATGCGATCGATAAAGGTGCCAGCGTGCCGGTGTTGATGTTGAGCGCATTACGTGAGAGTGTGCCGAGCGGCGGGCCACTGCCAAGCGCAATATCACCCGTGATCTGATACATCCGCACCGCGCCCTTGAAGACGATGATGGCCTGCACGATGCCGCCAAGAAATTGGTTCTGTAATTGCAGCGCGCCGAGCGCAGTGATGGGGATATTATCGTCGTAGGTGATGACCGGGATCACCCCCGCGACCGCGGCGGCATTGATGGTCAGCGGGGCCTGCACGTCCGAGAACACGGTGGCACTTGCGCCGACCGGTGGGTTGAAGGCCCAGTAGGCACGACCATTGAAGGCTTTGACCGCGACCGGCGCCCCGGTAGAGGCGGAGAAGCCCGGCGTGGCGCCGGAGAAGGCCGTGCCGCCCAGGTTGCCGGCGTGCCAGACCGGCAGCAGAGGATTGGAGATGTCAAACCACCCGAGCCAGTTGCCGCCGGTGCCGTCAAAGCCGGGATGCGTCACCATGAGGATGGAGCCGATCACGTCCATGCTGGGCGGCGTCCACGGTCCGGCGGTCGATGGTGCTCTAGGCCGGTTGGCCGTGGTGATGCCGCTGACGTCAACAAACGCGTTGGTCTTGAGATTGTAAGCGAAGGGAAAGTCGAGCTGCGGCAGCTCCGGCCCAAGCGCTACCAGTCCATAAAGCATGTCGCCGATGACAAACAGCGCGCTCACCGCTCCGGCCGGCTGCGGGAATGTTGAGCGCGCAAAGCCATCGCTGAAGCCATCCGAAAAAGGATTACCGCCGGCAGTGAAATCAATCAGCTCGATCGCCGCTGGCCTGCACTGCCAGAGATTGCGGGTGGACGGGTCGGGGATCAAGTTCTGCAGCACCGCCATGGCGCCGGTAGAACCCGTAGACGCATCGATGGTGTCACTCAACGAGCGCGGGTGGAAGGCGATCGGCGTACTGCGACGCAGGCTCATTGCCAGACCGTGCCAATCATGCCCGAGACCCACAAGTTATCAGCGCCGCTCAAGCTGGCCGGACGGCCCCAAAATGATCCTCCTGCAGAGATAGTACTGCTCAACTCCAGCCATGACATGGTGTGCAGGCCGATGCCGGCATAGCCGCGGAAGACGCCCGAGGGGTTGTCTAGTGAAAAAGTGGAGAGGCTTGTAACCCCCAAATTTGCCGGAACACCTGACACCCAGTCGAGCGCCGCAGCTGACTGGCAAAAGCCATCGCTGATAGTACACGCCAGATTGGCATAGAAATCGACGTAGAAACCGGCCTGGGTGGGATCAACAAAGCTGCCGGGAAGGCAAACAACAAAGTTACAGACATTGGCAGCCTTGCCATTCACTCGACGAAAAAGGCCATCGCCGAGGGTTGGCCAGCTCTCAGTAAGCTCGACCACCGACATGTGACGCGGAACAGGGTTATAGGCGTTGCACACGTAGCGCGTCAGATGGCTGTCCACTAACTGCGACGAGGCGTTCGAGCGCACGGTACCGACGAGCGTGCCGCGGCCAGCCAGCGGTCCGTTGGTGATGCCGAATTTGTTGGTCGGATATATTGCAGTGAAATCAATCTCACTAGTGCTGACACCAGTGCCGCGGCTGGTGTCGGTCAGCCATGCCGGACCGCGGGTGGCGCGTGCGACGGCGCCGTCCATCCAGGCGAAGATATCGTAGTTGCTGTTGGCAACCACCGCCGCCGGCGACTTGGACAGATCCGCCGTCGCCTGCGAGCACTCGGGAAAACGCACCATCGCAAAATTGCCGGAGCCGTCGTTGAGTGGCACTCCCGAGCCGGCAGCCGAAGGCGTGTAGAACAGCGTGCTGCCAGTGACGTCTGCACTGCTCACCGGCATGCCCGAGGTGAGCGTGAGCCGCCCCTGCGGCGTCGTGGTGCTGCCGCCCGCGCGTGCGATCGACACCACTGCCTGCCAGTTGCTGCCATCAGAGACGACCAGGGCGTTCTGCCCCGAGTTGACGGTGAGGCTGGACAGGCCGTTGATCGTGCTGGCAGTGGGGACGATCGAGACCGACCCCGCGCCGGTCGCCGTCATCCAAAAATTGAACACAGTGAAATCAGGCGAGGCCTGACTGCCAGGAGGGAGAGAAAGGGTCGAGGCTCCGCTGCCGGTGAAGATCAGCAACTGGCCGAAGTCGGCGCGCTGCAAGGCGTAGCTGCCAGCCTGGACGTTGGTCCCGGTGGCTTGCTGCCAGGATACGATCTGCGTGGTCTGGGTGTTGCGCAGATTGGCCGGCGTAATCGCACCGGTGTGGTTGTCTGGATAGCCGCCAGAGGCACTTAAGTTAGCAAGCAGCGTATCCTTGGGAGTGATGATGGTCATCTCTCACCACCCGATGGTCTTGGTATTGCGTACGTTTGCGATGTTAGCCTTGAACAGGCGCCGATCGAGCCCGACCGTCTTGGGCGCGGTTATCGGGTCGTCTTTCATCGCCATGTATTTGCGCAGCAGATCACCTGCACCGCCGCTGCCGTCCTGATCAGAGAGAAAGCCCTGCCAGCGATCGTCATTGGTGATCTTCATCAGCTCGCCGGCAACGCGGGTGTAGAGGTAGGTGCTGTTGGGGAACCAGGGCATCTGCGTGGTATCGGTGATATCCGGCATCACCGGGTTGTAGCGCACGGTGGCGGGATAGGCGCCGGAGGCCGGCGGCCAGACGTAGAGCGCCATCGGCACCGAGGCGACGTCGACGTAGCCAAGGTAAGGATAACTTTGCAACCCGGGCTGCTGGACGAAATTATCAAACTCTTCCTGTGTAACACCTATGAGTTTATAAGGGACATCAAATATTTGATAAAAAACGCCATTGCGATGTAGCCTGAGAAAATCAGCAGGCATGAAATTAGGACCCGAGCCGATGGCATAACCCAGCCCACTTGCACCGGTATCGAAAGTAAAATTGAAGCTCTTGCGGATAGTCAGAAAGTCAAAGTCCTGCAGCAGCTCCTGCTGGACAGCGTTAAGCAGCTGCAGCGCCTGCGCCGTGAAGCCAGGACACTTGGCGATCTGAGTAGAGAGATCGATGATCTGTGCTGCGGTCAACATCACTCATCGCTTTCGCTCGTCCAATCATCCGGGTCGTCCGGCTCGTAGCTCGCATAAGCTTCCCATTCGTCAACGGGCAAGTACGCTCTCCCACTTGCCCAGCTCGGTACGGAGCTGCGCCACACGTTCCTTGATCCCCTCGGCGACGGCGTAGGCCTCCTTCTGCCGCTGGATCTCGGCCTGGGTCAACCGCAGATCGCCCTTGCGCGAGCCGTTCTCCCAGTTCTGCTTGAGCGCAGTATCCGCCTGCTCGATGCGGAGCTGATGCTGCGTGGCATTGCGGCGCTCCTGCTCGATCTTGAGCTTGATGTCCTCGACCTGCCCCCAGGCATACTGCCGCTCGCCGGCATCCCGCAGCTTGTCCAGCAAAGCATTGAGCACAGGAGGATCGCAGTCTCGGTCAATGAATGACTGCAACACCAGCTGGCGCTGGCCATGCAAGGCCACTTGCAGGGAGATCCCGATGGAAGGTGTTTTGTCATCAGCAGCAGCACTCATGTCACACCCGCATGAAAGGGGCGTTACGCACGCCGCCGGAACCATCGAGCGCAGTAGCGCGGCGGCGCTGGAACCAGTTGCGCGAGCGGCCCTCGACCTCGGCCTGATGCTGCCACGCACGCTGCATGCTCTCGCGCAGCAGGATCGCGACGTTCGCCTTGACCGTGTAGACGAGACCTTGCAGAAAAGAATTGCCGTTGATGGCGATCCGGTCGGCATACATCGGCAGGTCGATGCCAATATCTTCCTGCTTTTCAGACAAGCCGCGCTGGACGCGAGCAGCCTGCAGCAGCTCCTTCTTGACACTCTCTCTGGTCTTCTCTTTCAGCTCCTTGTCAAGTTCCTTCTGGACCTCGATCTCCAGCTTGGAGAGGTCCTCGGCCGTGAGCAGAGCCTTGTCGATGTCGATGTCTGTCATGTGTGCACCCATGAGGCTGAGGCAGCTGCGCGCGCGGAAAGCAGGATCGGCCAGCCAGTGGCGTCGATGGCGATGTAGTCACCGGAAAACAGCTTGAGGATGCCGCGTTCAGGTATGACCAGCTGGCCGGCACGCGAGATCGCAAGACCAATCGGCGGCTGTGGTCCAGTTACACCCTGAACATTTGTATTATGGCTGTCCCGCTTAACCGCCGCGGCCATCGTCGCAAAGTCAGCTGCAACGAGGCCATAGGTGAAGGGCACGGCAATTAACGTCGTAGTCGCGGCCGTGCCGAGTGTTGCTGTTGCCATTAGTTGGGTATCCCTGACGGATGATCGAAGCTGCCGCCGAACGCCGACACGCTCTCGATCCGCATGAAGAAGTTCTGGTTGAGGACAATCGTGCCGTAGAAGGTCTTCCAACCCACGACGCGCAGCTGATTGAGCGGGTCACTCTTGTCCGCCTCTTTCAGATAGGTGAATTTTACGTCGTCAAGCTTGACCTGACCGTAGGCCCCGCGACCGATGACGAAGGTTGCGTAGGTCGTGATCCCCGAAGCCGGCGCCGCAGGAGGCTGCAACGCTGCGCCGTTGTTGTTGGCGATCTTGATGGTGGTGGCGGGCGCAATCCCGATCGCCAAACCGGCGTAGGCGCCAGTCGTCGGCCCCAGCGCTGCGGTAGTGCTGTCGAGCACACCGAGCGAGGCGTTGGCCATGGTTGCAGACGTGGAGATGTAGACGCGATAAGTGAACCCCACGACGTTGGGGGTCAACACCGTGATCAGGCCTGTGCCCGTAGTCACCAGACCGGTGGAGATCGCATAAATCTGGCTCTCGAACTGGTTCTGACCATCGGTGCCAGTCACCTGCACGAAATACGTACCCGCGGCCAGAACGCCGCCGGCATTGGCAATCGCCGACGTCGAGCCGTTGGCAGTGGCCAGAAAACCGGTGAACGACGGCACCATGTTGCTTTCACAAAAGCGGATGCCGTTGAATTCACCGACCTCGTAATTGTAGAGCCGGTTGATGTCGCTGTAGCTCCAGGCCGTGACCACCGTCGAGTTCTGCCGCATATCGGCAGCAACGAACGGGTGAATGATCGCGGTGTAATGCGGCATCTGCCGAGGGTTGTTAGATGCCTTCGCACCGCCGGCATCCGCCTCCAGCTTGGTGTCGGTCATCTCGTCACCGGAAAACCGCGGCGCGCCGTTGTTGAAAAGCGCGGCATAGGCCCGCTGCACCTCGAACGGGGAGAGCACGTCGCCAGCCACGAGCGTCGCGCGCGAGGCGCGGCTGTTGACGAAGTTATAGGTGAGCCCACTGAGCAGTGTGTTGAACGTATTGCGCTCAAGTGTTTCTGCCACCTGCAGGCCAACCAATTCGGTCGCCTTGGTAAAGAGCGGATGGTAGATGGTCATCTCGGCGACGTCGGTTATGGTCACCTTGTCGCCCCACTGCAGAGCCACGACGCTGACCTGCTGGATGGTCATCGTCTCGCCTATCGGCGGGACGCCCTCCGAGATTGGAGCGATAGGAAGCGGCAGACGCATGTAGCGCGTCGCCATGTACGTAGTCCCTCTTCCCTTTGGCAGAGTAAGAGGGTCACCAAATTGGTAAGCCACCAGCTGTTTTCTTGCCAGCGGCAGGGTCTTCTCTGCGATGTAGTTGACAATGTCGCCGGAAAATTGAGTCGCGATATTTGCGGTCTGACCACCTATCGTTGCCATGGCAACCCTCCGTTAAGAGGGCCGCGGCCCTCTGCTAGATCAGCACATCTTTCAGACGATCCTCGGCCGTGCTCAATTTCCGAGAAGACGTTGCTGCTTGGTCGCCCGCCGGACGTGAGGGCTTCACAGTCTGATTCTCCACGCGCTTGCGCGCTCCCCGCTTCGCCGGGCCAGAGTTCGCTGCCCCATCGAGCGCTTGCAAACCAATCAAATAGGCCAAGATAGTACGGCGATCGGTCGGCTTGCCCTGGCGCATCTGCTCCTGAAAAGTTTGCTCGACCTGAGCCTGCATGCGCTTGTAGACCGGGTTGATTGCCGCCTGATTGTCGTAGGTAGACTTGTCGAGCTGCGCCTGCATATGGATGTCGCGCTGACTGTCGCGCTGGCGCTGGGCCTGCTCGAAGCGCGTAATGCGATAGTCCGCCCGCTCGTCCGGCGTCATCAACGCCACACGGTCGCGATCCTCTCGCTCCTGTATCTGCTGCTCGCGCTGCCATTGCTGGCGCTTGAACTCCTCTAGCTCCTGTCGAGCCCGCCCGGCCTCCTCGCGCGCGGTGCGCGCGTCATTGGCTAATCGTTGGAAGCGTGCGCTCCCTCGCGGCTCCGCTTCTGGCTCCCCGGGGCTCCGCGACGGTGGTTCCCCATCGTCTTCTTCCCCGTCACCGCGTTGGGCGGATAGATCGCCCTCTTCGTTCCCGTCTCCGGTGTCCTGCCCGCTGGGCTCTTCACTTTCGGTGGGTGATGCTTCCGGCTGCTCGGCATGTGCAACATCCTCCTCGTCATCTCTCATGACGTGGGCACTCCTTCTCAGTGACTTACGAGCCACAAGTCGCAGGCCCCTTACGAGGGGCTAGTCGATGCGATGGGTAGACAGGTCGTCGGCCCCTTACGGGGGGCTAGTCGAGAGTTCCTTAAAATAATCCCTGTTTGTTCTGCCCGTCAAGCCGTGTTATTGGGTATTCGACCCTATGGGAGACCTGTCCCATGCCAGCCATTGTCATCAGCAGTGGCCACGGAAAGTACATCCGTGGCGCTTCCGGCTCACCTATTCCGCCGCAATTGGACGAGGTGAACGAGGCAAGACGTGTCGTGGAAAAGGTAGCGGAGCTGCTCCGCGGCGCTGGGGTGAGTGTACAGACATTTCATGACAATACATCTCATGACCAGAGTACAAATCTCTCGACGATCGTCAATTATCACAACTCCCATTTGCAGCCACATGACCTCGACGTCTCGGTTCATTTCAACGCCTATCAGAACACTAGTAAGCCGATGGGCGTGGAGGTGCTTTTTGTTAGCCAACAGGCACTGGCTGATGTTACCTCGGAGGCCATTGCTACAGCCGGCAAGTTCATCGATCGAGGTCCAAAAAAACGTACCGACCTCTATTTTTTAAACAATACACATGAACCGGCTGTATTAATAGAAACCTGTTTCGTGGACAGCAGCGAAGACGCGAGACTGTATAACGAGCATTTTGAAGCGATCTGCATTGCCATTGCCGAGAGCATCGGCGACGTCGAGATCGGCGAAGGCATCGAGGAGCCGCCGGAGCCACCGGACGAGCTGCCCCCTGGCACCGAGCCGCCTCCAACCCAGGTCGTGGGCACCGTGCACGGGCTGGAGGGCGGTGATGTCCTGAACATCCGCGCCACCAGCAGCAGCTCGGCCCCGATCATCGGCCGGGCCGAGAACAACGACCTGCTCACCGTCATCGGCTCGGCCATGAACGGCAGCACCATGTGGTACAAGTGCCAGTGGGGCGACGACCACATGGCCGGGGTCGCGGTCTACGGCTGGGTCTCGGCAAGCTACGTCAGGGTCGACGAGGATATCCCCGACACCGACGAGGCTTGGCGCTACGACATCACCGCGACCGAGTTTGGCGGGGGCAGCGACGAGCAGGACAGCGCCTACCCGGATATCGATTGGATCACCAGCTCCACCCACGGGATCGCGCTCCCCTACAAGTGGGCAACCAAGCCGCGCCCCAAGGTGACGATACGCGGCCCCAGGGGCGAGGTGACCACCGACATCGTCGACCTGGGGCCGTGGAACACCAACGATCCCGACTACGTGCTCAACGGCGATCGTCCCCTCTCCGAGCAACAGTACGAGGATGGCATCAAGGCGCAAAACGGGCAGGTGCCATCAAATGATGCCGGCATCGACCTGACGCCGCCGGTCGCCAGCGCCGTAGGCATCTCAGGTAAAGGAAAAGTCTCGTGGCGGTTCGAGCCATGATGAACCCCGGACCTGTAGAAGAGGCTGGCCAAACCGCACGCAGCATAGTGACCACACTTGGTGGTCAGCCGATGATACTAGGGATGCTATTGGTCAATCTGGCACTGTTGGGTTTTATGTTTTACGCTTTGAAAGGCGCTGCGTCCTCGCGTGACATGCTCGTCCAACAGGTGCTGACCAACAGTCAGGCAGTGCATCAATTGCTGCAGCAGCGTGCAGTACCGTGTCCACCTAGCGGCGGGTAGGCGGCACTCCGCTGCGCCACAGGATCTCGTCGTCGATGAAATTGACTACATCCAGCCGATATTGAGAGCTGACGTTCACCACGCCCGGGTTGAATACCGGGACAATGCCAGCAGGCTGCAAAATCGACGCAATGTAGATGTTCCCTGCGGCGTCGCCATAAAAGGCTGACCGATCCTCGGTGATATAATTTACAGTATCAGGCATCAGGGAAACATCTTCAGGAGCGCAGCGGCCTGCGTAGGCGTGCCGCTGTTGTAAGTGAACAGCATCTGCACGATCGCAGCCTGGGCATTCTCTACATCCGCCGCTACGATATCAGTCCGAGGCGGCGGTATAGTCGAGGCAAAGTAACGAGTGACCAGAGTAGGGTCCTCTGTGAGCTGCTGATTTTTTGTTTGTAGATCCATAAGCAAGTTCACGAAGTTCTGGATCTGCGCAGAATAGAGATGCATGAAGTTGCTTGCATCAGCCATCTTTCTCTCCTTACGGCATGTCGTGGACGATGAAGTATGAGCCACGCTTTGCTATGGTAGCTGTAGCGTTGCTTGTATTCTGGGCAATCTGAACTGTCAGCGTACCGGCTGCGTTCACGGTGATGGTGCCCTTTATCTGTATAACGACACCGGTGGTTGCTGTAGTCGTAGAAGAGGCAACTGTACCACCGAGTGCCACAGAGTTGGCTTGGCCCTTCATGACATTGGTATCGAACATCCAACCATCGTAAATGATGTTCGTAGCAGTACACGTACCGGCGATCGCCGCCTTGGCCCCGCCAGCGGCAGCACAGGTACAGGACAGATAGACATCAAAGCTGTACGTGCGGCCTGCCGCGACGGCGACAGATAGCCCCGTGACATTGATGAGCGTGGCCGAGGATGTTACGCTGAAATCCGATGTGACGCGAGTCTGACCGGCCCAATTGAGCCAGCCATTGGTGCCAAGTCCGGAGTCACAGAACCGTAGTACATTGGTCGCCGCCGCCTGCAAAAAGCCATTACCAATTAACCCGATAAAAGCAGCTCCAGTCGAAACAATATTACCGCCACCAGCATTCAGCCCAGTGCAATTCAGCGAAGTACAGGCAAACGAGGCTGGCGTCGTCCAAGTGGCTAGATTGGTTATACCATAATCAAGCTGATTGGCCCCACCAACGACAAACTTGAGATTTCTGACAGTCCCGGTCCCGGCTGCCTGCGTTCCAATGCTCAGGACGTTGGCAGTCGTCGTCCAATCTATAGCCGCACGCTCGTAGTTGCTCGCATCGGTGAAGGTGTTGTAGACATACTTGGATTGTGCGTTAACGCCATTGCGCTGACCAAGTACGTTAGCACTCTCAACAAAGAGATTAACACCGCCGAAGGCACCGGCATTGTTGTACTGAACCTGAAGCGTTGAACCGCCAGGAGTTCCTCCGCCACCGCCTGTAGGCGTGACCCAGCTGGTGACGCCAGTTCCATCAGTTTGCAGAACCTGATTGACGGTGCCGGTAGTAGTGGGAAATTTCAATGTCCATGTGCCAGCAGCGTCCTGTGTCGAAAGCGTAACCTGTCCGCTGGTCGTTCCAAGCAACTTAAGTTGTCCGGTATTAACACCCTGCTGACCAATATTAACCGAGGGCCCATAGATCGTATACGCACTCCCCGCTGCTGGATTGCTCCCAGTAATAGTCTGGGTGTTAACAAAGTCATTTAATATACCACCCCTTATTACAACTGATAGGAGTGTACCGGGTAAAAGATTAAGCCCTTGCACAGTCAGAAATGAATTGGCTTCAACTTGACACTTTGGACCTATAACCGTTCCAGCAATTCCTACTGTGGCATCAACCTCGAACTGTGTCCCGGACCCATGCCAGATAAAGCCCTTGCCGACGGTTAAGGTCCCACCAACAATCTGCCAGTTATCCAAAAACAATCGTGAGTTATAAATTGTCTCCTGGCCAATAGTAGTGAAAAAGGCCTCGAAAGAATTAAACAAACTCACGTCGAAAGTGGAAATAGCCCCAGAGAAATCCATAATAGCGTTTAGTAATATCGTTCTAACAGCGCCTCCGATGGCTAGGCTAGGTTTATAATAGTTCTTTGAAGGCTGACTATTCGAAGGCTCTCCTAAAAAGACCGTGACGCTGGCATCGATAGCCCCATTGGCATTGCCAGTAAAGGTAAAGCCGCTGACCCATACTGTCTGAGTGACACCACTAGTTCCCTTGCCAGTAGTGATAGTACAAGCGCCGTTGATCTGCGGATTGGTGGTCAGAATTACAGGACTAGGTGTGCCAACGGCGACACTGTTATCACCAATCAAAGCAAATGCATTGCAGTTAATAAGCGTCGTATTAACATTCAGACCCTGGAAAGTGCCAGGCCCGACTTGGATTGTAAAATTAAATCCACCAAAATTAAAAGTTCTAGTACCAACAGCAAACGCATTCTGGATGGTGGCGAATGGAGCGCCGACGCTCCCGTCACCAGTAGTGTCGTTGCCAGTGGCTGTCACATGATAAGTGACATCAGCTGTAGCAAAAGTCAGATTTCCAGCTCCTACCGCCACCCAACTGGTATGACCAGAACCATCCGTGTTCAGCACAAACCCAGGACTGCCTGGAGTAGTCGGCAGCTGCATGGTCCAAGCACCAGCAGCAGGAGCCGCAGCTAAGGCTACAGTCCCGCTGGTATTGCCTTTAAGACTTAAAGCCCCGCCAGTACCAGAACCGACCGATCCTAATGCCGCTTTGCCATTACCACCGTACGTGAAGCCCACATCCCCGCCGAATGCACCAGAACTATTGAACTGCACCTGTGTAGGAGAGCCACCAGGAACACCGCCGCCACCTCCCCCTGGCAGGCCCGCCGCCACCTGCACGGGTGTGAACAACAAGTCGGTAGCACCACTAACACCAACAAGCTTATCCCCTGCCCCCAGATTGTTGGATGAGGGAGTGATCTGGCTTAGAAATTTGATCTCGTCTGCCACGTTGGCCGCCCTTTCCTCTCAGGGCGTGGTGGACATTCTCAGCTGCCCCGAAGTGTTGCAGGTGAACGTCACGCGCTGCCCCGCAGTATAGGTGGGCGCCGCGCTCACCACGATGCAGCCATCAATATTATTAGGCGCCGATTGCTGCGCCACAGCATAGCTGACGATGCCGGCTACCAGCGCGACCCAGGTCAGCAGCAGCGCGCGTTTGAAGGTCATCTCCGCTTTCCGCTGGAAGGATGCGAGGCGGCGTGCCGCTCCTCGAGAGGCGGCTCCACCTCCGGCGCCTCGACCTTGGCAGCAGTGGCGAGTGTCCCGCCGCGGTTGAAATGCAGCTCGTAAGAGCTGCCGTCCTCACACTGCAGCGTCAGCGTACAAATCTGTGCCGAAGCATCAGAGCTACTGAACCGCAGCCTGACAAGGTGCGGATGATCATCCCCGGCAAACGCTGCTGCTGCTACGCTCTGCTCGCCTACTGCCCAGGTCATTAGTTTCCTCCTTTAAAATTCAAACCAGTCCTTCTCGCGCAGGCACTCGCCCAGCGAGCTGCCAAACTCGGTATCCCCCCAGACGCGCATCCCACCCCATCCCCGCTCGTGCAACGTACACCATTCTTTTATTGTGGACGAGTAGATGACAAAAGCCAGCCCGAGGAGTATGAGAACGATGCCGGCGCTGCGACGTCCCCTGGACCCAGCGATCAAGCCCCCCGCGATCGCAATGATCCCCCCAACCAGCGCCGGCAGCTTCCGCGTCATCCGTACGTCGTTCATCACGCGACCTTCTGCATCGCACGAGGATCCTGCATCTGATCACGCGGGATCATCCCCGGCGGACCCTGCGGCCTGGGCAGTCCGGGCTGGGCGCCAGGACGCGGCTGCCCCGGCACTCCCGGCTGGGCCTGACCGCCGATCGCGCCGCCCGGCGCCCCCGGCTGGCCGCCCTGCTGCTGCATCTGCGCCTGCTGCTTCCCTTGCATCTGCTGCATGTGCTTCCAGATATGCGTCTGAACTTTTTTCACCGCCCCGGCGCCCGAGCCAGTGACCTGCAGCTGCTGCATCAGCATCCCGTGCGCCATGACGTGCTGCTGGTCGTCGTCCATCTGGTGCGTGGGCACCTCGAAGCCCTCCCGCAGCAGGAAGTTCTCCTGCTCGACCGGCACCGGCAGCTGCTGCTCCGGTGAGACGAACACCAGCGGCGCTAGCCGCGGCCCGAACGTATTCTCAACCAGCTGCGTGATCACCGGCACCATGTTGACCTGATAGCCGTTGAGCTGCTGCGGAGGGATGCCACGGATGACGTTCATCGCCGCAATCTGCTGCTGGATCTGCTGGGCACCACGCGCCTGCTCCACCCCGAACCAGCGGAACTGATAGCGCTTGTCCATCTGAATTGGCGGGATCTTCTCCATCTCCGCGCGCAGCCCCATCTCGCCGAAGGCGCGCACGGTGACATCGGCGTTACGATACTGGTGATCCAGCTCCACCATCATCTCGATCATGGGAGTGAGGATGCCCTCCTCCATGACCGTCACCGCGTCGGCCGTAGTAAGAATGTCGATCTGCTGCTCCTGCGCGACCTGCGCCTGATTTTGCCGCGTCTTGCCCGCGGCCGACGTGCCCTGCGTGATCGCAGCTGGACTTACCGCAAGCGTCTGACTGACCTCCTGCTTGCACTCGTTCACCATCGCGAAGCCGTCCTTCCACAGCTGTGGAAAGTTCACCACCTGCGTATCCTTTGGCGAGGTCTCCCACACCGCAGCCATGCTCATGACCATGGTGCCGACGCGCGGGTTACGCTCCGGGTCGGTCATCACGATCGGCAGCAGAGAGTAGCCGGCGCTGTCCCAGGCAAGGTTGACCGCATCGTTCGCGGCGTACTGCATGTCGGCGCAGTCCGCGATCTTGCTGCGCCCCTTAAAGGAGCTGCCCACCTTCTCGACTGGAGCTGATATGATGGGGATCTTGTCACACCATAATGGATTGCGCCGGCAGCCGAGCACGCGCTCATCGCCGCCGAAGAACGCCTGACAGAGCAGGTCCTCGCCCTTCACCTCCAGGCGCAGGAACGTCTCGTACACCAGCGCAAATTTCTTGCCGCCCTCGCCCTTGATGCCGGCCGCATCCGCCATGTGCTTGGCCTGATGCACCACCTCGGGCGGGCTCTTCTTCGACATCTGATCGATCAGCGCCTCACCCTCATCCTTGCGGATGGCGCCGTCGGCGATCATGCGCTTGAGCTTCTCCTTGCCCCACCGCCGTATAACCGTGACACTACCGCCTTCGTCCAGCGCATCTTCAATGTCGTCGGCAGTAACAGGAAGCACAAGCACGTCGCAGTCCGCCAGTACCTCCACTGCAGGGTAACCCACCTCGATGGTCTCATGCCGGATGTCCATGATCGGAGCCGCGGCAGGGTTGGGCATGCCCTGCATCAGCTCGGGCTGCACCGGCGCTCGCCACGTCACATGCCGTTTGCGCTCGCACCAGCCGATGTAGACGTTGTATTGCCCCTCGATATCGCCGGCCTTGCATAAAGCAGGCATGACCTTGGTACGCAGCTTGGCCTTGCGCACGTAATATTCCAGCAGGGACGAGATCGCATCGGGGCGCGTCCCATCCGAGCTGGTGACCTCGACGTAGCGCCCGGCCTGCGGAAAAATCTGGTTGGTGAACCTTGTCTTGCGCGCATTGACCGCATTATGCACGACCGGCACGTAGATCTTCGAATTGCCGACGTAGAACTGTTTGCTGCTCAGGGTGCAGTTGTAAGTGTCCCAGTAGTCTTGCTGGTCGTTGCTCCGGTTCCACTGATCGCGATAGCCGGCATCGATCTCGTCGAACGCCCTGATCAGAGCCTTGCGCACACCGGCGCGCTTGGACAGATCCTGCTTGCGCGAAACCCCGAGCGCTTCTTCTTCCGCAGTCTCTGCTGCAAGCTCTTCAATGTCATCTTCATCATCCGCATAAGCGGATGCATCATCGCCGGCCATCGCTGGTCACCACAGGTCGCGACGAAATATACTTTCGTCCCTCTGGTGTATAAGCCCAGTTCACCGGCATGTCATCCTCATTCAATCTTGCCGACCTTATTATGGCAGCAAACGACTCGAGCCCCTCCATCAACACCTTGTAGGGGCCGATCGCGGCCTCCGGCTCCAGCATGCCCTTTCTGCTGACCTCGCGAGCATATCCGCCGGCGAAGGCATTGAGGCTCCAGCGCGCCTCTGCGCTGACCTGCAAGGCGGGACGGCCGTGGCTCAACCGATTGATCTGAGCGGAAAGCTCCGACCTGCCCGCGGTCACGTCGCCGCCGCGGGCAGCCTCGGCCGGCAGTGCGCGGATCGCCGCGCGCAACCCTATCGGCGAGAACGAGGCGTAGTGCACAGGCGGGATGAGAAGGCGAGGTCGAGCGCCAGCATCAAGCGACAGCTCCTGCACCATATCTGCAAGATAGCCTGCGGGCTCCCCTTCTCTGGCCCGGTCTGCCAGTACCACGAGTGCTCCGTCGACAAGCTGGACGAGCACCGCGGCAGTGCAACGTCCGTCCGAATTAATGGCCAGCCACGTTGGGCGTCCGGGCCGGCAGCGGAGCCCATCGACAACGTGAGAGTGATTAAACCCATCGTAGACGGGTTGCCCTGGTCGCAGGGCCAGGGCGTAGGCAAGCGCGTTGGGGATATCGATCCGCCCGGACGGGAACGAGAGGAACTGCGCACGAGCCTCGGGACACTCCTTGGCAAAGATCACCTCCCCTGCCTTGAAATAGGGCTGCAGCCCCGTGATGAAATTAAGCTTGCCAGCGGGAGCCTTCATCGGCCGGATCGGAATGCTGTAGCCTCTTCGCAGCTGCTCGTGGCGCAGGGGCTGCAGGATGAACTCCTCCAGGCCGTCACGCTCGATCCCGATCGCCACCGGAGAATAAGTCTGGTCGGTCTTGAAGATCTCCGCGACTATCTGGTCGGGCTGCCAGAAACCACACCATGCGTCCCACACAATGAGGCGATTTGAAAGCCAGCTCCAGACTGCCATCCCAGTTGAAGCAGAGGTCGATTTCACTGACCGAGCGGGGTCGCACATCGCGTAGACAGCGTGCCATGTGCGGACAGTCGGCTCGACACGGATCAAACCAGCCGTGAACGGTTTGCTCGAAGGATCTTCGCTCTGACACATGTACTCCTGGGCAAACGCAGTCGACATGCCGATGCGGCGGTAGTCCTCGCGCATGCGGGCGATGTCGTCAAGCGCGAACCGGTCGGGCCAGAGCGGCTGCTCCTCGCCGCTCTCGTTGACGTAGCTGATGGGGAACGTACGCGCGACCCAGGCGGGATCGGCGGCGAGCTGGCAGATGAGGCTGCGCGGATTGAGCGGCGTGCCGTTGACGCGGACGGCGGCGCCGGGCTCCAGCGCCGGGAGCACGACCGCCATCATCCACTGCTTGGTCTTCTCGATCGACTCTGCCGATACACAACTCTCCTCGTTCTCGATGTCGTCGCAGAAGCAGCGGTCGGGGCGCCAGTCCAGATGCTTGGATCCTCTGAGTGATTGACCTCTTCCGAAGGCCTGGATGATAGCTCCGTTGTTGAGAACGATCTTGCTTTCGCTCCACGTCGGGCCGACCTGATCGCCGAACAGTTCCTCGATCAGATTGTTGGTTTCTATTTCATGTTTTATTGCACGCAGGCGCTCCACTGCACGCTCGTAGGTCTCGCCGAGGATGATGCCGTTGTGAAATTTACGTAAGAGGGCCTGTATTATTATGGCCTCCTCGGCCAGCGTGCTCTTGGCCGCGCCGCGGAAGGCCTGGATGATCACGCGCTCGTCGCTGCCGTGCCAGAGCTTGACGATCTCGATGTGAAAGCGCGGCGTGTCGTTGGGGTGGCGGTGGCGGAACAGCAGCTGGTGCGCGAGCCAGGGATCACGAGCAAGGCTCGTGACGACCTCTTCTTTGTCCGGTTCAGAGCCGTTCAAACGGTGCGCCCTTCAGGTTGGAGTGGAACCAGCCGCCGGGGGAGCTGGCCTCGGCAAGGCCCGCGGCCATGCCGGCGTCGATGTTGAAATATCTATACACGCGCCCGCCGTGGAACTGGATCTCCAGGGCACGTGCTTCGCGATCGTAGCGGAAGGCGTCGACGTTGGTGGAGGAGACGTAATGCCACGAATTATCATCCCACCACTCGGAGGCCTCGTCCTCGTCAGCCATTGTCGTCAAGCTCCTGATCGATCGTCAAGCCGGTCTCGGAGTCAACATAGGGCTGGAAGACGGGCTTGCGGCGAAACTCCTCCTCCAGATCCAGGGCAGCCTGGGATACCGGCAGCTGCGACCGCGGAGCCGCCGCCTCCGCGTCCATCTTCGCCTTCATCTTCGCCTTCCATTGTGCGTGCCACGCCGCATCATCCAGATCTTCCTGCCTGGGCGCAGGCTCCGGCTCCGGCCGTAAGATGTCAGCGGGCAGAGACAAGCCCAAGCGATCGGCAACGTCCCACGCCCTGCGAGCGGTGCCGTCAGGGGCGCCACCCTTGTAGCTGCGATCGTAGGTGTGAGCGTCGAAAAAGAAGAGCACCGCGTGACGTTCGACCTCGGGCAGGGTGGGCCAGCCAGGGTGCGCCCGGAACTCCGCCAGCTGCGCGGCTAAGATGCTCTTCTGGGTGGGACGGGGAAGGGGGGCAGCGGGCTGGATATCATCCCAATGCTCCGTCGTCATGCCTACAAAGCTACAATTTGGGCAGCTCCGTTTTCTATGGGGATGCATAGATCTGATCACATTTGTTCTAACCTGACATTTTGGGCAGATCATCGACGCCTCGTTGGTGCACATGTGGTCTAGCTAGTACTAGCTAGGCCCAGCTAGACCAAGCTAGACCACACTGGACTAGCTTCTTGTCCAAGGCTAGACACATTTATCAAAACTTGTAAATCCTCCAACGCCACATTGTACTACACACGTCGGGTTTCTAGGATTGGTTGCGGTTTGCGAACAGGGTCCCTTTTTCGAGGCCCCCCTCCCTGGGGGGGCCTCTTTACCCTGAGTTGTGCAAGAAGTGCCTGCGCTGCAGGCACTTCTTGTGTCACGCTTGGCGTGACACAAGCCATGCATTCTTGACATACGTCAAGCGCAAAACACGTAGTGTTTTGCGCTTGACACGCAAGGGGGGAAGGGGGAGGGAGGGGTATTGTTACCCGTGGCGTTACCCGCGGCGCGCAGCGCCGCGGGTAACGCAACGATTGCAAGTACTTATGGTGCACGTCGACGTGCACCTCGAGCACGGCACGGGCAACGGAGGCATGCCGCAGAGCCATGGCCAGCTCTGCAACTGCAAGCTGCAGAAGCAGCGCCGCTCCGGCTCTTCGAGCTTTTTGGGTTGTATTTTTTACAACTTGTGGATAACTTTTTAAAACGTCAACAATCACAATAGTTTAGAAGGTACTATGTAGTATGTGACCTATTTAGGGTAAAAAGGGCATCTACGGTTTTCGTTTTTTTGTGGCGGGGGACGAGCAAAAACCATTTTTCAAAACAGGGCTCTCCCCGTTCTCAAATATAGTTATAGGGCCAGTATTGACTACATCTGTGGGTGTGCTAAGGCCTCCTAGTCAACAAACCATGGAGCAGATCACAATGAAGGCGCACACGTCCATAAGCTTACCCATTGAACTCATTGCTAAAATAAAGGAGCTTGCTGAGCGCAATCGCCGCTCGTTCAGCGCTGAGCTGACGGCCATACTTGAGGCAAACCCCGAAGTTCGCCGTGAAATTGCTCGTCTGCGCGCTGCCATGCGCGCTCCAGACACTGAAGAAATTCAATAGCGCAGGGAACAAAAAAGCCCGTAAAACCGGGCTCGTAACACCTCGGGGTGGGCATGCGCCAGCATGCCCACCCCGAGGCGACTTTGTCAACTTAAAGCTTGCCGGCGCACTCCGGGCCGATGCCCCGCTCGATGCTCTCCGGCACCGTGAGCGTGCGCCCGCACCCGCACCTGCCGCAGCGCCCTTCGTGCCAAGCCTTCACGCTGGCCGGCAGCCTGCCCGCGCTCACCTGCCGCCAGAACCACTTGAACGCGATCACCGAGGGCGCCTGCTCGCCCGCGCAGCTCTTTGCCGTCAAGCGAAAGCTCATCGGATCGTCCTTAGGGATGATGCCGAGGTAGGAGTAGTCCGAGGTGTTCTCGGGCCCGGTGAGCAAGCTGACGAAATAAACACCTCGTCCGGCGCGCGTGCCCTCGTCCTTCGATGCGACGACCTTGTAGGTGAAGCGCACGCCGGTGCCGGTGCTCTCGATCGTGAACAGCGCATTACCGGCCAGGACGAACTCTCGGACTGCGTTGGGGTCGGTGAACTGTGTCATCCTCGTTCTCCTCATTTGTCATCAACAGCTGCATCCTACCACCCCCTTGACAGCTGTCAAGAGCGATGTATGATGTGACCATTGTCAACAAGGAGAACGACGATGATGAGGACGGCGAACTTTCAGGTGATCTTCCAGTCGGCCAATGGCGAGGGCGACCGGTGGCTGGACTACTGCCGCGAGCAGGCACCCGTCGAGACGCTTGCGCAGGCCGAGGCGTGGGCGGCGACCGAGGCGAAAGCCCTGGAGCGGCGGATGGGCTTTGGCGTGCGTTTCCGCATCGAAGATTGGAGCGAGTGATGACCCAGGATCAGTACATCCCTGTTCCGCACGAGCTGCTGCTCGACCTCCTCGACTGAAACGCGAAGCCGATCAGCTGTCGAGGCGGCGCGGGGTGAAAGTCGCCCTGGACGATCGCCGCCGCGTGATCCGCGAAACACGCGAATTGCTTTCGGAATACGAACCACTGGGAGAATGATGATGAGCAAGCTCTACGATCACATGCACTTCGTGCGCGACGACCCGCGCCTCTTCGCCTCGCTGGTCGAGGAGATGCAGCACGAGCTGGAGCGTGAGGCGCGCGAGTGCCTGCGCGTGCACTGTCCGGCCTTCGAGCGCGACTGCCGCGTGGTGTGGGAGGATGCGTGAGATGACGAACGACGAGAAGATCAAGATCTTGCGCGGCATCCGCGTACGCATCGCCGCAGCTTACCGTTCGGTCGAGCGTAAGCGCAGCTGGCGTCCATCCGAGAAAGCCATGGCGAAAACCTCCTACGTCATCGAGCTGGAAGCGCTCGATGCTGCAATCCAGCGGATGGAGGTGACGTCATGAGCTACGATCAGCGCTGCTACGACCTCGCCCTCGTCTTCCTTGAGGACGAGATCGTCAACCCGCGCGAGCGCGCGGCCTGGGCGCACCGTCTCGCCCAGGAGATCCAGTCCACGATCGAGACCACGATCGAGGACGTGCGGTGCCGCGATGAAGCGTAAGCGTAACCCGCACCCCGACTACGTGCGCGATCGCCTGCGGCGGTGGCGCACCCGCCTGATGCGCGCCCTCAACGAGGTCGCCAAGCTGGAGAAGGCGCTCATACGCGCCGAGAAGAAGCGAGGAGTTGAACGATGAGCTGGAAGCCCGAGGTGATCGCCGACGGCAGCGGCAAGTGGAGCGGCAACGCACTCCGCTTCGCCACCTACGCCGAGGCCAAGGAGTACGTGCTCGACCTCGCGCTGCGCTGGTCTGCGGTGCGCGAGGTGCGCGTGATCGAGAGCGACGACCCTGTGAACGAGGGGAGGCACGCGCGATGAACGAGGAGACCGTGTACGAACGCGTGGCGCGCGAGCAGCGCGTGCGCGAGCAGCGCGCGCGACCCGGGACGAGTGTCAAGCGCGTGCTGCTGCGGGCTGTCTGCTTTCCGCTGTTCCTGCTCGTGCTGCCGCTCAGCGCGTGGGGAAGATACTGCATGCGCAGGGATGCACGGAGATGGGCACGCGGAGAGCCGCGATGAAGCTCCACCACACTATCACCGGCGAAAAGCTGAAACTCGGGGGACGTATATCCAGGCCGGATAAACGTCCCCTTAACTTTTCCGATTTAACGGTATGCGCCCACGTACTGTTACTAAGGAGAACGAAATGAGTACTGAACTGATTGAGATCTGCGGTATCCTTGAGGTCGCCGCCCTCACAGCCTTGATTTTGGGCATCCTGCTGGCGCCCAGGTATCCCAGAGCCCCCCTCGGTTAAAAACCGCTGTACGGGCTTCCCTGTGGCTCTCCCGGCAGCTAAAACCTCTCTACGGACCGCTGTACCGCCTACCTCCCCGCCCAGCCCTCGCACAGCGACGATTAAACCCCCCAGGCTTGCCCTGGGGGGGTTTTGATTTAAGCTGTTCAGGGGAGATGCGGGAAGATGCCGGAAAGATTCTGGGAAAAGTGGAAGCAGCGGCTGCTCGGGGCTTGGGGGGTGCTGCGCGGCCATGCATTTGCCCACTGGTACCGGCCGTGAGCGACCGCTCGGTCTTTCTCTATCTCGACCCCAAGCCGGGCGCCGACAGCCAGTGCGGCACCTGCTTCCTGTGGATCAAGGGCGACCGCTGCTGGATCCACGGCCCCAAGGTCAAGGTCACCGCTTCCATGGCCTGCTGCTTCTACCTCAAGGGCAAGCCGCTCCCCACTACCGTGAGCCCTCCTCCTGCCATGATCACGCCGGAGGAGAGCGGACTGGTCGACCGCGAGGTGCGCTGTGAGAATTGCTGGCACTATGACGATCGTCGCTGTCGCTTTTTTGCTCTCCTCAACAGCCGTCTATCTGCTCTATTCGAGCTTACGACTGATGTTGACCCTCGCGGCTGCTGCACGGCGCAGGAGCCGAAGCCTGAAGGGAAGCAGCGGGAGGAGCGCCTAGCTGGCGCGGAGCTGTAAACCAGTCCGCCGCCGGCTCGTCGAGCCGCAGCGCCATGCCGCGGAAGACCCAGAACAGTCCATGCAGGTCGATGCCACGGCGGGCGAGCGCCGCGCGGATGATCCTGCGCGAGATGTCCAATCGGTCGAGGTCGTAGAACACCAGCTTGAACAGCGGCCGCAGCCGCCCGTCCGTGATCGCGACCTCCACGCTTGACAGTGGTCGCATGCTTGGTCCACACTTGACAGCGGTCGCAGCAGGCTAGAGGTGGTTTACAGGTCCCATCTCGACGGCATGCGGTCCGTAGTCGTGCTGCCTGCTGCGATCGCTCGTGCGAGGTTACACCAGTGCCAGAAGAAGACAAGTACACCCGCGAACGCCTTTTGCACTTGTTGAAGACCGGGCTGCTCACCCAGACCGAGGCAGCTGCGCTGGCCGGGATCAAGCGGCAGGCTGTGCACCAGTGGGTGCGTCTTGCCGGCATCGACCCGCTGGTCACGCGCAAACGCCACCTGACCCACCTGTGGCAGGCCTATGGCAATTTTGATTAGGGAAACGGACGCAGGCGAGGAGCGCCGGTCTGCCGGGGACGTCAACAGATTGTGGAGGGCAGCGAGCATGGACATCATGAAGCGCAGGCAGGAGTACCTGCCGGGGACGCCTGGATACACGCGCAAGCAGAGCGAAGCGTTCCTCGATGACTTTGCCGAGACCAAGAAAGAGAACGGCATCCTGCATCGTGCGCTCGAAGACGCCGGCATCGAGCACGAGAAGCTGCAGAGCCAGCTGGCTTGGCACAAGGATGAGATGAAGCGCATTGCGCGCGGGCGCGAAGAATACAGAAACCAGTACAGCGAGCTGCTGATCCAGCTGAAAGTAATCGTGACTACCGCGACCTTGTCCGGCGAGAGCTGCCAGCAGGCCGTCGATGCGGTGGTCCGGCAGGCGAAGCTCTCGATGGAGGCGGTGAACGCGGCCATGGTCGTGGCGGGGGTCGATCCGGTCGCCGGGGAGCTGCCGCCGGCTGACGAGGGCACGCTCAAGGTTGCCGCGCTCTACGGCGCCAACAACCGGAAAGCCGAATGAGCGCGTCGCCGCATAAGCGCGACTATGACCGCAGCTGGCGGAAGCGCAACATCGAGCATGTCCGCGCCTACGAGCGCAGACGATACCACCTCGTGAAAAAGTACAAGCTCAAGGCCCGCTACGACGAGCGGACCGGCAAGACTGCAAGGCTTGCTCAGGGGATCTTCGACGTTTGCCGAGGTGCCGGCAAGCACATCAATCCAGTACGTGACAGCACCGGACGCTGTCTGTCGTGCAGACAGACAAAAGTGAAAGGAATGCAAGAGCTATGGCAAAATCGAAAGCAGCTGAAAGCGGTACGAAAGGTATTACTCGCGCGGAGCAATCCCGCTCTATTCCAATCGCACTTGAAGGAATTGCGGACAGCAGGGATTTTGCCAAGCTGATGGCGGCCATGATGACTGACGCGATCCTGCAGACGCTCACGCCACAGGTCGTCAACGCCACCTGCAATGCGGCTGGCAAGCTCCTGAAAGTGACCGAGCTTCAGCAGAAGCTCAGTAACACGGGAAGACCCGTCAACTTTCCGCTCATCGGTCCCGCGGTTTGAACAGTCCGGTCAGCGGAGCTTGCCGGACCGTCGGCCGGGAGGCCTCTGGCACCGAGTAGGAGGTCTCCCGTGCTGTCTGTTGGAGAAAAACCATGAAGCTCAAAGAACTCAGAGAATACCCGGACGGGAAAACCCCTCCTCTTAATGAAGCAAACGATCTGACTTTCAGAGCATTGGCCGACTATAGGATCATTCATGTCAAATTTGGCAAGCCTGTAGAGTGGCTGGCAATGTCACCGGAGAAGGCGCGTGAGTTTGCTGGGCTGCTGGTAAAGTATGCTGACAAATACGAAATGTGATGCTGCTGTTCGTTCTGATCCTGCACTTCTGCGGCGATGCATCGCCGCCCTGCCGGAGCATCGAGATGGGACGGTTCGAGCACGAGGCCGACTGCCAGCGCGAGGCGCGGATGCTGCGCAGGGAGCATCGCACTGGGACCTACAGCTGTGTGGTGCGGGTGGTGGAGTGAGCGGATGGCACGAGTGATTTTGGAGACGCTCAAGGTGGAGATGACGGCGGCGCATTTGAACCAAAGCAGCCTTCCACCGGTCCATTTGAAATTGATGCCGCCGGTAAGGATTGGTCGCTCTAAGTCTGCGAACTGATCGTGCAGATCGTCACACTCGATTTCGAGACCTTCTACTCGAAGGAATACACGCTCTCGAAGCTCACCACTGAGAGCTACGTCAGAGATCCACGCTTCGAGCCGCACGGCTGCGCTGTGCGCGGCCCCGATGGCACGACCGGGTGGATACACGCGCTCGATCTGGGCAGGTTCTTTGCCCAGGTCGATTGGTCGAAGCTCGCCATCCTCTGCCACCACGCCCATTTCGACGGCCTGATCATGTCGCACTACTATCGCGTCAGGCCGAAGGCGTGGCTCGACACGCTCTCGATGTCGCGGCTGGTGCACGGCAACCACATCAAAAACGGCCTCGACAGCCTCGCTAAGCACTACGGCTTGCCGGCCAAATCTGTTCCTTATAACGCATTCAAAGGGCGGCACTGGGACGAGCTGAGTGGCGTGACCCAGGAGATGCTTGCCAGGGGCGGCGAGCATGATGTCGAGCTCACCTACGAGCTGTTTACTCGGATGCTGCCCTTCGTGCCAGACGAGGAGCTGCGGCTGATCGATCTCACCGTACGCATGTTCGTGGAGCCATCGTTGCGCGGCGACGTGGACAAGCTGCGCGAGCTGATCAGGACCGAAGGCCTGCGCAAGACCGAGCTGCTGGCCGAGCTGAAGCTGCAGCCCGGGGATCTGCAGTCATCCGAGAAATTTGCTACGCTGCTGCGCGCCGAGGGGCTCAATATCCCCACCAAACAAACTGACAAGGGCGAGGTGTACTGCTTCGCCCGGACCGACAAATTCATGCAGGAGGTCGTACTTGAGCACCCCAACCCGACAATATGTGCACTCGGTGAGGCTCGACTTGGAATTAAGTCGTCCATTGAGCAAACTCGCGCTGGACGTATTGCGGATATGGCTGACCGAGGTCAACTCCCAGTGTACCTTACGTATTGTGGCGCGCACACTACCCGCTGGTCGGGGGGAGACCGAGTTAACTGGCAGAATATCAAACGTGGAAGCGCTATCCGTTCATCCATCCGAGCGCCGGCTGGGTACAAGATAGTCAAGGCTGACAAGTCGCAGGTCGAGTGCCGCTTTCTCAATTTCCTCGCCGGACAGGACAGCGTGATCGAACGCTTCCGCCGCAAGGAAGATCCCTACACCACGATCGCGAGCGCAGTTTATGGCGAGGACGTCTACAAGCCGAAGGAGGGCGATCCGCGCTATGCCGAGATGTTAGCCAAGCGCGGTACCGGTAAGCAGCTGGAGCTGTCATGCGGCTATGGCGCCGGTGCCCAGACGATAAAGATCACCGCGGCACGGGGGACCTATGGCCCGCCGGTATCAATCGACGACGCGACCGCCGTGCACTGGCGCAACGTCTACCGCAAGACCCACAACGCGGTGGTCAACTACTGGTACCAAGCCGAGCAACTGTTTGACAAGCTGCAGCGGAAGTTGACTTTCAGCTGGTCGATCTTCGAGTGCCGTGGCGGCGCTATCTACCTGCCCAACGGCACCGCGCTGCAGTATCCCGATATCGAGTACAAGCCCGACGGCTGGTGCTACCGGGGACGCTATGGCTTGCGCCGGCTGTGGGGAGGCTTTCTGGTCGAGAACCTGATCCAGGCAGTGAGCCGCATCGACATGGGGCAGTGCATGCTGCGCATCGCCGCCAACTACCGTATCGTGCTGATGGAGCATGATGCGGTCGGTGTGCTGGTGCGCGAGCAGACAGCAGAACAGGACCTGCAGGTGATCCTCGAAGAGATGCGGCGGCCACCTGCATGGCTGCCCGATATCCCGCTCGACGCCGAGGCGACGATGGGAGAGACCTACTCATAGGAGATGTAGATGGGAGATATACCTGTTTGTTCCGAGTGCGGGTACGAAGAACCTTGCATCTGCGACTATCCTATCTGTGAAGAGTGTGGACAACAGCAGTTCGACTGCTTCTGCGATCACAATTTTGAGTTTCACTATGGCGAGGAGCTAGCAAGGAAATGAAAAAGACCAAAGAGCACAAGGTGATGGGCGAATATAAGCGCGGCAAGCTACATAGCGGGAGCAAGACCGGTCCCAAGGTCAAGTCGCGCAAGCAGGCGGTCGCGATCGCAATGTCGGAGGCTGGTAAGTCAAAAAAGAAATGATACTGTAGAGACGCGCCTCACCAGAGCAATGCCGTTTGTTAGGTCCTACGTTGGACGTGTGTACGTGGACGAAGCAGCTAGCCCAGGTAAGTCTGGTCTGCCTAGGTTGAAGCGGGTCCTTAAGGCGGGTTTTCGTGGAGCCATTTCGCACACCCTTGGCCGCGAGCAAAAACCTGAATGACGCAGGGGCCACCTGACATTCACCAACTCTGGGAGGCGTACATATAAATGAATAATCTTCCAGCCGCCTCACACTCGTTCCACAGCGCCTTCAACCAGTGCCCGTCCAAGGCCTATCACCGCTACATCGCGCGTGACACTCCGATCGAAACGTCTGATGCCATTAAGTGGGGCAACAAGGTGCATGCTGCGTTAGAGGAGCATCTCCGCACCGGTGCGCTGCTGCCTGCTGCCTTCGGACACTATTCGGATCTGTACAAATTTCCTCTCGGGTACAAGCGGCTGGTGGAACTGAAGCTGGGCATACGCACCGATGGCAGCGCGTGCGACTTTTTTGCTGATGACGTCTACGCCCGCGGCGTGCTCGATCTGGTAATATTCTCGTCCGAGCATCCCGACGCGGCGGTGATGATCGATCATAAGACGGGCAAAGTGCGCGAGGATGCAAGCGAGCTGCGCTTTCACGCCGTGCTGCTCAAGGCGCACCGCCCAAGCTTGCGCAGCATCAAAGGCTGGTACAATTGGCTGAACGTCTGCCAGATGGGGAACGTATACGATCTGTCGGATACCGAGCAGTACTGGGCACGGATCAGGATGCAGCACGCGCGGATCTTGCAGCTGCTCGCACTCGGCGAACCGGCGTTCGCCCCCAGGCAGGGGCCGCTGTGCCCCTGGTGTCCGGTCGTCGCCTGCAGGTTTCATCCTTGACAATTGTCCCGCTGGAGAGCAAGGTTAAGGCCAAGCTCAGGAGTTGGCTGGAGGCCCGCAAGGCCTACTGGTTCATGCCGGTGCAAACCGGATACGGCGCCGCTACGCTAGATTTTTTATGTTGTATCGAAGGACGTTTTATCGCCTGCGAGACCAAGCGCCCGGGGAAGCATTTGACTCCCCGCCAGTTTCTGGTTGCCGCTCTGATTAGGGCAGCAGGAGGCACGGTTTACCGGGTGACGTTGAATGACGATGGTGATCTCGTGTTCGAGGAGCAGATAGATGTGGATAAGCGGAGACCTGATAGTCTATGACGAGCCTACCCAGGCCGAGCGGGCGGTAAAGACAATCCCTGGGGCCAAGGCCCTGGCGAACGGCTATTTCGCCTTCCCCAACACGCTCTACAACGTGCAGCTCGCGCGCTGGATCGGTCTGCCGGTTCCGCCGCCGCTGGCAGCATACGACTGGCCCGGGCAATTCACCCCGTTCGCGGCGCAGAAGACCATGGCCAATTTCATGACGGTGCACCCGCGCTGCCTGAACCTGAGCGACATGGGCACTGGCAAGACACTGGCCGCGCTCTGGGCGAGCGATTTTTTGATGCAGAAAAATCCGGGGATGAAAACCCTTATCGTATCCCCGCTATCCACACTCTACCGGGTCTGGCAGGACGCGATCTTCCAGCACCTCCTCGGCCGGCGCAAGTGCGTGGTGCTGCACGGTGACGCCAAGAAACGCAAGAAGCTGCTGGCCGAGCCAGCGGACTACTACATCGTCAATTTCGACGGCGTGGGCGTGCTGCGCAAGGAGCTGGCCGAGCGCAAGGATATTGCGATCGTCGTCGTCGACGAGGCCTCGGCCTACCGCGACGGCACCACCAAGAGACATCGTATTGCGCGCGCCATCCTGGGCGGGCGCGCCTATTTCTGGCTGATGACGGGAACGCCTACCCCGAACAGCCCCCTCGACGCCTACGGGCTCGCCAAGCTGATCAACAATAGTTTTGGCGAAAGCTTTCTCGGTTTCAAAAGCAGAGTGATGGAGCAGGTGAGCAAGTGGGTGTGGATGCCGCGCCCCGGCGCGCACGAGATGGCGCACCGGCTGATGCAGCCGTCGATCCGGTTTGCGATCGAGGACTGCATGGACCTGCCCGCGCAGCTGGTACAGCAGCGCGATGTGGCATTCTCGCCAAAACAGACCGCGGCGTATGAAAGGCTGAAAGCCGATCTGGTTCTGCGGCTGAAGGAGAAGGATACGATCATCACCGCCGTCAATCAGGCGGTGCTGCGTCTCAAGCTCATTCAGATTGCGGCCGGCGCTGTCTACGACAGCGAGCACGAGGTGCACCTGATGGACGCCGCTCCGCGCATCGCCATCCTGCGCGAGGTGATGCAGGAGTGCAGGGAGAAGATCATCATCTTTGCTCCGCTCACCAGCGTCGTGAACATGCTGTTTGCCGAGTTGTCTCGTGACAACTCGTGTGCCGTGATCACCGGAGCAGTCAGCTCGAAGGTCCGTGCCGACATCTTTCGCGACTTTCAGGAAGCTGAGAACCCGCGCGTGCTGATCGCCGACCCGGCGACCATGTCGCACGGCCTAACCCTGGTCCGCGCGACATGTATCATCTGGTACGCGCCCACCGATCGAACCGAGCTGTACCTGCAAGCAAACAAACGGATCGACCGGCCAGGGCAGACCAAGACGAACGTGGTCATACAACTCGCAGCAACAAGAATAGAGCGTGAGATCTATCGACGATTGGCAACCAACGAAAGCATGCAGGGACTTATACTTGAATTAGCAAAGGGAGAAGGTGATGCAGGAGCAGCAGAATACAGCACAGAAACCAACGGTAGCGGAGATGATCAAAAAGTATCTGGAACTGAGGACAACGAAGGAGTTGAAAACGAAACAGCACGAGCAGGAGATAGCGCCTTACACGGCGAGCATGACGCTGATCGAGAACCTGTTGATGGACGAGATCAACAAGCTTGAAGGACAATCGATCAAGACCCAATTCGGAACGGCGTATCGGTCAACGATCACAAGTTTCCGGGTTGCCGATCGCGAGGCTTGGCTGGAGTTCGTATTCGGCGGCAACCATCGCGATTTCGTTACCGCAAACATAGCCAAGGATGCAGTCAAGGAGTACAGCGACCAGCATGGCAACCCGCCCGGGTTGAACGTGACGCAGATCTACAAGATGAACATCAGAGCAGGAGAACCGGCATGAACCAGCTGTCCACGATGCGCGAAGGAAAGCGTTTCCTCGATGAGGCCGCGACCGGCAATCAGATGCCACCGCGGGTATCAATCGATCATAACCAGTTCAGCCTGATCGACCCCAGCGGACAGAGCACGCACGTCCCTTCCCTGCCGGATGGGCCGGCGCTCGACATGGTCGTCGTCGATCTGAACAATATGACTTCCAAGTTGTACTGGGGCAAGGCGTTCTCTCGCAGCGAGGTCGCGCCTCCGATCTGCTGGTCGGACAATGGCACTGCGCCTTCATCGCTTGCCCAGGCCCCGCAGTCAGTGACCTGCGCAACCTGCCCGCACAATGTAATAGGATCTGCGATCGGGTTCAGCGGTGCACGCATCAAGGCGTGCGGCGATCTGAAAAAGTTTGCCGTAATCGTGAAGGGCTTCCAGGGTGTCTATCAGTTCACGGTCAAGCCTGGAAGCTTCAAGAAATGGAACGAGTACACGCGCATGCTGCAGCTGCAGAAGCTGCCCCAGGGCGGGCAACCCGATCTATGCGACATCGTCACCCGCGTGCGCTTCATTGGTCAGGGCGTACACTCGTTTGAACCTCTTGAATTGGTTGATGGCGAGCTGGCCGATCGCGTGATGGAGATCTGGGAGAAGAACAAGACACAGGACATAACCGGTATGATCGTCGGACGTTATGACCAACCCCATACCGGGGCGCTGCCGGAGCCGCATCACACTGTCCTGGGAGCAAGAATGCAATCCGCACCCACAGCTCCCATTGCGCAGCCACAGGTTCCGCCGCCGCCACCCAAGCCGGCGTTGTTCGCGCAGCAACCTGCGGCTTCTCCTCCCGCAGCGGAACCCAAGAAGCCGCGTGCTGCCCCCAAGCCGGCGGCAACCGATCTGGCCCCGCCGGTGCCACCGCATGGCCTGCAGGAACCGCAGCAGGGGCTGTCCGCCGAGGTGCAAGATCGGCTATTCGGTGCGTTCAATCTGCCCACCGTAAAGTGACCTAGACATCATTCCGGCGCAGGAGCATCCTGCGCCGGACCTGTGCTTTCACATCATCGATCTGGGGCTAGTCCATGGACCTCGTGGGCTTTCTGCGGCACGTTTGGCCTGATGAAGGTTGGAAATGCACCGCAGTAAAGCTCGCAAAGGGATACGCCCACCACTTCACCGAGACCGCGGAAGAAGCCGCGGAGTACATGCTGCAGCAGGACGCGCTGGAGCGCACGGTCTATTTCGCAATCTCGGTGTTCAAGACTACCGTCAACCGCAGGGGCGAGAATGCTCTTTGTACCAAGGTCCTGCCACTCGACATCGATGTCGGCGAGGACAAGCCATATAAGACAAGAGCCGAAGCGTCAGCAGCACTGACAGATTTCCTGGCCGAGCATCGCCTGCCCGATCACACCATCGTCCACAGCGGCCCGGTGGGGTTGCATGGCTATCTTGTGCTCGACGCACCGCTTCCGCCCGAGCGCTGGAAGCCGCTCGCGCTTGCTTACAAAGATTTGTGCATACGGAGCGGCCTGCATATCGATCCCTCGCGCTCGGCCGACCTTGCCGGAGTGATGCGGCCCCCGGGCACGCATCACCGCAAGGGCTCACCCTATCCGGTGCAGGTCGCGCATGTGGCGGAGCCGTTTTGGGCGGGGGATCTTGCGTTTGAGCCGCAGGTCCACCTGCAGCGGGAACGCAAGTATGGCCTTATCGACTATGCGCCGGTGTACGACAATCGACCCAGTGATCCGAACAAGGTGGCCGCCGGCTGCGCGCAGATTGCCGAGGTGCGCGACAAAAAGCGGGATGTTTCGTACGAGCAGTGGCTTTGGGCGATATGGGTCTTGCATCACTGCACCGATGGCGACGAGGTCGTGCACGAGTGGTCGAACTGGCATCCTACTTATTCCGAGGAGATAACGGACCACAAGCTTGCAGAGGATAAACCACCTGTTCTTTGTACGACCTTCCATCGCACCAACCCCAATCATTGTCTCAGCTGCAAGCATTGGGGCAATATCAAAACTCCGCTGGAACTAGGACGCGAAGCGGGTGCAGATCTGGTTTTGATGAACGGTCAAGCTGCTGCGTCCTCGTTCATCAATGACGAGAAGGGGCTGCGGTACAGAACCGAGAGCAAAAAGGGGGATCCGGTAGAGATCAGGATCAGCCGCTGGCCGATCCATGTACGCTTCGTTTCCCGCGGCGAGCGCAATGACGATGAGTTCGGGTTGCTGCTGGAGCTGGAAATGCCCCACACCGGCAAGCTTCCATTGCGGATAGCTTCCGGCGTACTTGCCTCGGCGCAGGCGATGCCCGAGCTGCACCGCATGGGGGCGGTGATCCACGAGCCTGACTTGTTCCGCAAATACGTGAGACAACAGATGGACGAATTTCATGGGAGCAACGCGCCGCAGACGCGCTACGACCAGTTTGGCTGGAAAGACTTCGACAACTCTTTCTTATTTGGCAATCAGCTCTACACCCCGACGCAGATCCTTCCCTGCGCCGGCTCGCCGGAGATCGAGCGCCGTTCGCGTCTGCTCGGTCCCCGCGGGGGCTCTCTCAAGGCTTGGACTGCCGCAGCCAATACACTCTTCGCTGCTGGATGTGAGCCGCATAGCTTCGCACTATGCTGCGCATTCGGGGCGGTGCTTATGCATTTTCACTCCGAAGAAGGCGGTGCGATCGTCAATCTCATCTCAGAGCAAAGCGCCACTGGCAAGACCACCGGACTTGAGGCTATTGCAAGCGTATGGGGCGAGATGGACGGCATTCGTCTTACTGATGACGACACGCGGGTATCCCGGGGCCTGCTCCTGGGTGCTCTGGGTAATCTTCCCTGCGTATTTGACGAACTGCATCGCCGCGATCCCGACGTCATCCGGCAGTTTGTCATCATGTTCACGAACGGCCGCGACAAGCGCCGCGGGCGCCCCGATGGGACATTACGCGAGCCTGCCGGCGCGTGGCAGACCATACTCGTTCTGGGGTCCAACGTCTCGATCGTCGACATCATGCAGGCGCAGGCCACCGAAGAAGCGCAGGCCTATCGCATCCTAGAATTTGTGGCCACTCAAAGCTTCTCCGGCAACGAAGGCGATCGGCTCCGCCGCGAGCTGCGCGCCAACAGCGGCCACGCAGGACATGCGTTCCTGAAATTCCTGATGCAGCCCGGTGTGCTGGAGCTGACCCGCCGCGAGCTGGACAATGCCATGGAGAGCCTGTGGGCGGAAAAATACGGGTTCGACAAGCGCCATCGGTTCTGGGTGCGCTGCATCGCCTGCGCCCTGGTAGCTGGCCGCATCGTCAATCACATGGGGCTGCTCAATTTCGACTACGAGCGGGTGATCAATTGGACGATCGCGCGCTGCCAGAACCGTAACATCAACGAGGTCAAACGCGACTACGTGCAGGTGCTCAACGAGGCGCTGTACGAGCTGTACGCCTACACTCTGGTGGTCGACAAGGAGTGGGTGTCAGGCATGGCGTGCTTGGTATTAGGTGCACCGCGCGGCAATGCCGGCATGTTCGCCCGGCGCGTGCGCGACAGCGGGCGCATGTACATCGCGCGCACGTGGCTGCGCAAGTGGCTGACCGAGCGCATGGTCAACCGCACCAGCTTCATCAACCAGCTCACCGATCTGAAGGTCATCGTCAATCAGAATAAATTCATCACTCTCGGCGCCGGTACCGATCACAACGTCGGCGGACAGATCGCCTGCTTCGAGATCGACATGCACCACGAGCTGATGAACGAGGCAGTGCTCAAGTCCGAGGATACGCTGCCTGCGAAGGTTAAGAATGCGCGCCCGCTCGGGGCCATCATTCAGTTTCAGCGCAAAGCAACTTCAGCTTTTCCTCC